TGATCCAAACAAGACCATAGATACTTTTGGTAATATTAGAGAGAGATTAGTTGACCATGAAAATTTGGTAATGTTTGTTAATCTTGAAGCTGAAATTGTGGAAAGAACAAAACTATCTGTTGGAGGCGCTCCAAATGACAGGAATAGAACTATATCTGTTAGTAAAATGAATTTTTTAAGACCAACTGAAAATACATTTTTAACTACAGGTTATTATGATGAATTAACGGGTAGAAATTCTAGAAATGGATTGGGGGATAATCAATTAAAAGAAGAACTAATAAACCCACCAAATGGTCAACAACCATATTCTAAATTGTCTTTTACTGACCCGAATAACTCTCCTATCGACAATGGTTTATTAGGTATTACAAGTATTAATATCAAAACTAATAGTTCATTTGTCCCTACTGTAAGTATGGTTTTAGAAGACATACAAGGGAGAGCGTTGTTTCAGCTTGGGGATAATTCACCATATTCCGCATTTTTTAATTTACCATATTGCCCATTTTATTTAACACTTAAAGGTTATTATGGACAAGCAGTTAGATACCAATTAAATCTTAAAACATTTAATGCGAGATTTAATACATTTAGCGGTAATTACACCATAGAATTAGAATTTATTGGATATAAATTTAATATTTTAAATGAAATTTCAATGGGTAGTTTGTTTGCGACTCCTCATATGTACGGTAAAACTTTTGATATTTCAAAATCAATAACGTCACCGGAAGGCGGTTCAAATGTAAATATTGAGTCACAATCTAAAAGTAGTGGAATCTCTAGAGAATTAACAAATTCAAAAGATAATGTTGTTACAGAACTTTTTAGTGAGAAAGGATATCAGAAAATAATTGAAGTTTATAGTGAATATAAAGCTAAAGGTTTAATTAGCCCTGATTTTCCTGAATTGACGGTTAACCAATTAATGAATAAATTACAAAATTTTGAACCAACAATTCAAGAATCATATCCACCGGTATTAATTGAACCTTTGACTAACATCAGGAATTACAAAGAAGGTTTGATTAATTATTTTAATACAATTTATTCAGGAGATAAATCTTGGTTTAAAACTTATTTAAATCCTAAACCAATAATTTTGAACGTAACGGGTGAAGAGGTTTATATTTTTAAAAACGAATTTATTAAAAATCCAACTGTTAAAGAAGAGGCTAAAACATTTCTTGAAGGGTATGTTAAAGATTTTAATAAAATATTGGAATCTAACCCTACTTTAGGTAAAGGTAGTAAGACCCCTATTAAAAACAGTATAACATATGATGCGTTTTTAAAACAAATTTCAATAAATGATGTTGACTTAACTAAATCAATAATCTCACAAACAGGTGTTTTATTACCAACTAAAGAAAATGAGGAGACAATTAAAAATTTAATAAAGGAACAAATCGGATTTGTTTTGGAAAGGAATAGTACTGATATTAGAGTTGAAACTAATAATGCTAATATATTAAATCCACCTGTTTTCACTTTTACCACATTTCAGAAACTATTATCCAAAATGGAAGCTGAAGCTAATAAAAAATTGTTAGAATTTGAAACTAAAATAACTGAAGATTTGGCGAAAAAAATTGAATCTTCATCAACAGGTATAGGATTTAAACCTACGGTAAGAAACATTTCCGCAGTTATTATGGCATCGGCGGAGGCGTTTATAAGATTATTAGATGAAGTTCATTCAAAGGCTTGGGAGGTTAAGTACAATCCTACGAGAAAAGATGTTATTTTAAATAACCCATCTTCCGCTCTTGGTGTGGATAATGTTAAAAATTTTAATATATCCCAAGATTCTAAAAATCAAAATCAAGGGTTGGTTAATGGACAACAACCGATATACCCATGGCCTCAATTTTTTGTTGAAACACCTGATGATAAAAAGGGTAGATTTCAATTAAAATATCCTGGAGATCCTAAATATGTTGATTTAACGAAAGGTTGGTTGTTTGATGTGTGGCCTGAAGTTGAATTTGTTGAGGAATATATGAAAGGTCTTAGTCAGAAATTTTTACAACCGGTGAGCCAACCACCAACTGATAGTCAAAACACAACAAATATAATTAATTTCAATGCGATTGAATACCCATCTAATGGTATTGCATATGTAAATAAAGAAGAAATTAAGTTTTTTTATGAGATATGGGAAAGACAATTTTTAACTTCAAATTATTCTAATTTTATTAGAGGAAATGATAAACAAATTGACCAATTATCTAACTTAATTGTAGAGTCCGAGTCCAATAATATTACAACAAGTTTAGGTATTAGTTCACCATTCTTAACTTTAAAACTTAAGAACTACAATATCACATCCGAAAATTATCCTACTTTTTTAGAAAATATTTCAAACCAAGGGACTGGACGTGCATACCAAGATTTTATTCGGGATTTTTATGTAACACCTTATATTAAAACTTTGACTGAGAATTCATTTAGTATTTTAAGTTTAAATGATTTAGGGAAAGAACCTCAAACACAAGCAATTTCAGATGGTTTATTACAATTAACTAAATTGGTGACTAATGATCCGATTATAATTGATACTTATCCTTTTACTGATCCGGAATGGGTATCTAAAAATATGGCAAATAGTTTAGATACTAATAAAACTGCGGTGTATAACACAAATAGAGTTTTAACGGTGTTTGAAGATAGAGATGTTATTTCAAACTTTAGTAGTATCTATGATTACTCAACAAATAGACCGGTCACTAATTTCTCTTATACAAGAGTTTCAAATCCAACAAATCAGGTGTCTACAATTGGTTTATCCGCATTTTATAATTTAAGAAAAGACCCAACATTCTTTGTACCAACTGAGGGGTATGTAAACTATTTTTCACCAAATAATAATCTTTCCGTTGAAACGACAACATCAATGTTAAACACACCTTATTTTATTAATGCAATACAAAATGGTGTAAATAATTGGAGAAGAAATGATCGTTATCCATATGCTCAAGCTGCGTATTTATTTATTAATTCATTACCGTTGGCATCTCTAAAAGAGAAATATAAAACATTAGATGCTTCAACCGATTTGGATTACATCGCTTCTTGTTTCAAAAAATTTGGTGCAATACATAAGGTACCATTTGCGTGGGTATTGAAGATAGGTTCCATATGGTATAGATATAAAACATATAAAACAACTAATGTTGATATTTTAGATTCGGCGTGGAAAGACTTTGATTATAAGTTAAATTTTGACCCTATTTTAAGTTCAGACACTAAAACATATACCTTTAATTATGATGGTGTTAAACAAATTAAATTACAAAATACCGATAACAATAGTGTTCAAATACAAACTGGATTTTATCCTAAGGTTATAAATGATTTTAATGTGTTTTATAATGGTTTTGATTTATATCAGTTATATGATGATAATGAGATTCAAGAAAGTGTTAATTACGGTCTCCAAGTTTTTAATTTCACAAACTCAAATATCCAAATTTCAAGTGGTAATACTTTCCCATATCAAACCATTCAAACTTGGTCTGTAATTGTCCCGGATGCGTTGGGAAATAATATAGGTTTAGGGGCAAAATGTAATCCAAGTAATAATACAAATTCATTAAAATATTATGTAATACCTTCATTTGGAACTCAATTTAACCAACTTAATATTGAATGTATAAATAATAATTTGGCGACATGTCAATTTATTGATAATGATTCTATCTATAATGGATCTGTTAGGTTACTATGGTCTTCACCAAATTATGGATATTTTAACAACAACCAAATAATAAAACCTCAACCCGATTCATATTTAAACAAGATTGAAACTGGAACCACAAAACAATCTCCATTTAAATTATTAATTACCGATGAATATTCTAAAATTGAAGAAATTTTTTCAGTATTTGATAAAGATATTTTAGATAAATTTGAATCAGAATTTTTGAATTGGTCAAAACCAATTGCAAATATTGATTTTGGGCCAGATGTGAGTATTCCTATTGGGCAATCACCTACAGATCCAAATGGATTGTTTAAAAATTTCCAATACTTATTTAGAAATTTAATGGAAATTGAATCAAAACCAACTTCATTAACTACTGAACAATATTTTAACACAATTGAAGGGACACAACTGGGGTCATTTTCTAGTACAATTAAATCATTTTTGGAATATGATGTTATATTAAGATATGGTAACCCTTCCCAATATAATAGGAGAGTTATGGATTCTTATTTGGCACAAGGAGGTGGAGATAATTCAATTGTAAGTCCAATTATATTTAGTCCTTATGTTAAAAATAGTTTACCATCAAAATCAAATACAATTACATTACAAAATTCAAAATTAGCTTATCCTGATGCTTGGTTGACATTAGAAACCGAAGTAGGATTTTCAACAATTAATAATTTAAAATATTCAGATAGTGGTTCATATATAACAGATTTTTTCATTGACAATAACATTGAATTTACACCAAATAATACAAGATTATTAGTGCCGATAATTAAAATGTATGCAACTCAAAAATTGTTACAACCAACAATTAATAGTGCTCAATTTAAAATAGGTCTTAATGGGTATTTGACAAAAAATTCTAATTTTCAAGACAATATTTTGAATTTAATTTTAAGTCGAATAAGAAAAGAACTTCCTAATCAACAAGAATTACCTGAAAGAGTAATTAAGAGTGCTGTTGATGGAGAGCAAAGTAAAGTTGAAATTTGGGAAGTATTTAAAGCGTTAAATGATAAATGGATTGCTGGCACAGATTATACAAGTAAAACATTATTTGAAGATTTTTTATTTTTAGATAGAGCATCTAGAAACATTGGAGATACAATAATTTTGGATATTTTTGATTTAAGAGATACTCTTAATAGGGAATCTTTAAATATGACAATGAGTGTTTTCGTATTTTTAAGCGGTATTTTAATTAAAAATAAATTTAATGTGATGCCATTACCATCATATGTTAATTTCTATAATATTCAAGATGTGTCAGGGATAAACACACCAAGAATTGAAGGAAGTTTAGATTTTGGTGATAAGATGTGGGGGACATACCTTGATGTTGATTACAGAGACTCAAGCCCAAAAATGGTTTGTTTTTTTGTTGGTAAACCGTCAGAACATGTTGAATCGTATAAAAGTAATCCTAGGTTTAATAGCGATTCTTTTGATTTAATGACAACTAGAGACAATCCCAATATTGAAGATAGTACAAATAAAAAAGATTATGCGTTATCTAATAAGTGTGTAGGGTTTAATGTTGATGTTGGAACCAGAAATCAAGGTGTTTTTTATGGTATTAATGTTGAAATGCACCCTGGAAAAGCAACCGCCGAGGCTATTCAAGCGTTAATAAACATGAATGACCAATATTCCGGAAGAAATGTTACAACTCAAAATAACGGATTATATAATTATTATAAATCTAGAAGTTATCAATGTACGGTTCAATGTCTTGGTAATGCGTTATTACAACCTACAATGTATTTTAATTTACAACACATCCCATTATTTAATGGTGCGTATTTTATTACTGAAGTTAATCATGTGATTACTCCTGGTTCTTTTGAAACAACATTTACAGGAACAAGACAAAGTATTTATGATTTACCTCATATTGATTCATACTTACAAAGTATAAATCAAAATCTATTAACTAAAGTTGAAAGTATTGTATTAAACGCCAAAGATAATATTACTGAAGTTGGAATTACAAATATTGATAAATCAAAATATGTTAGTCAATATGCCGATAATAGTGCTGCTGCAATTAACTCGTGTTCAAATAAATTATCTAGTGAATTTATATATTTTGGAGACGCTCAAACACCAACTCCAACATTTATTTCACCTCAAGATTTTGTAACTAACATTAAAGAAGAAACAAACGATCCTTATATGCAAGTTTTAATTTATCTAATATGTTATGTTAAGACATTCCAATCCAATAGGTTTCATGGTTATAATTATAATTACGCAAATGTTCCTTTGACGAGTGATAGTTATGGTGAAAGTGTTTTGTTTTTCCTTAAAAACAAATATTCTTGTGTTAATATCCCTAATTTAACGCCTGATAAGACATCAGAACCAATTGCTCATTTTGCTAATATAAAGTCCTTCATTCAGTTTATGATTTCAAGATTAAGGTCTAATATCAGTAGATTTACTAACCAATCTTTAGATTATGGTATTACCAATTATTATGTTTGCGAATGGCCGGTCCCTTCTGGGATATCACAAGAATATTTCAATGAAAATTTGAGCCAATATAAAGACTTACAAAAAACATTTGATAACGCTTTTAACTCCGCTGGAGAATTTGGATTACCTGTTGCAACCGCAAAAGAATTAAATAAGAATAATAAGGACCAAATTAAAAAAATTGAGGACGCAAATAATGGTATAATTAATCCACCTAATAATTTAAATACAATTAGCGTGAGTGTTACTTGTGCGCCCCCAACGATAAACACATTTTCACCATTAACTGGTATTAGTGGGACTATTTTAACTATTGTTGGTGATAATTTAGACCAAGTTACCGCAGTCACAATTAACAATGTGACGACAACAAATAATATAACAATTATTAATAAATTTAATATTAGTGTTGTAGTTCCATTTAGTAATACTCCAATTCTTCAACAACAACCAATAATTGTTAAAGGATTAAATGGTGATGGGATAAGTCTTAGCGCGTTTACATATAATCCCGAACAATTAACACCATCAACACCATCAACACCACCGGGATTACCACCTAATGTTAATACGCAACCTCAACAAACAGGTCCATTACCTTTAACTTCGGACACAATTTATGGTTTAGCTGGCGGTGCATCACTTCTAACGGTAGATGTTAATCCTTCTGCTGGAGGTTGGGACATTGTTCCGGCCCTTATAACATGGAATTACCAAATTGTTAAACGTAGTGTCGGCCCTAACAACACAATAGTTGAGACTGTTTTAGACCAACAAACAAATACAAAATTCCAATACAATTATGTGAGTCTTAACAAACAAACATTCAGAATAACACAAACTGATGTTATAGATGAAATAAAAATGAAAACTGAGTTAACTGAACCGATAATTACAACTTCAAACATAATTTATAATCAAATTATGTTAGTTACAACATCTAAGGACAAATATGCTAAATTTAATATTACGAACAACCCTAACGATGTAATACGTGATGTATACATGGCATTCCCATTTACTATGGAATATATTTAATTTAATTAAATAACGATATATTTATATATAAAAATAATTTTATGAATTTGAAAGCAACATTAGACAACTATCTTGGAAAATCAGTTAGATATTCTGAAGAAGACAATGGAGACGGAACTAAACAAGTTTGCGACTTAGACACTGGTGATTGTTATGTGGTTAGAGAAAGAGATGGCCTTATCGAAAGAGCGGGACATCAAACAACTGCCAATAGAAGAGTTAGAGTTGAAACTTCAAAAGGAATTAAACAATTATTAAACGGATAATAAAATGAGTTTAGATAAAAAAATACTGGAAGAAATCCAAAGATATAAAAGTATCAACAATTATATCATGGAGCAAGAAGCGGATTTAGGTGTAGATTTACCACCAGCACCCGGAGCAGATGTCGCACCACCAGCACCCGGAGCAGATGTCGCACCACCAGCACCCGGAGCGGATACAACACCACAACCAATTGATGTTGAAACTGACCCAGATGTTGAAAAAATTGATAACCAAGGAAAATCTGAGGAAGGTGAAGAATCTGCTTCAGAAGAATTGGACATCACCGAATTGGTTGACGCTCAAAAAAATATCCAAACCAAACAAGACGATTATTTCGAAAACCTATTCAATCAATTAAATACCTTGGAACAAAAACTAGGTGAGATGGATACCATTATGACTAAACTTAATTCACTTGAAAACAAAATAGAGAAGTATAGAGAGAAAACACCTCAAGAAAAATTAGAATTAAGAAGTTATGATTCATATCCATTTAATCAAAAACTATCACAATTTTTTGATGACAAACAAGATGAGATGGAAAAAACAGGAAAAAATGATTATGTTTTAACTTCAGATGATGTTACCGACATAAATGTGAATGATATAAAAAATTCATTCCGAGGTGGAGGGTTTAAAGACGATTTAAACTACAGATAACAAAAAAAAATAAATGAGAAAACCACCCAAAAGGTGGTTTTTTTTATTTGACAAAGAGACTAATTTCACTTATCATTAACTTAATTATTATAACATTTAAAATTTAAAAAACATGATGAGTTCATTAGACGCCGTATTGGCACAGTACGAAAAAGCACAACAAGGGGGCGGGGCCCAAGGGAAAATGTCGCAAGACGAAAGAATGAAAAAGTATTTCGCTCTTATCTTAGGAGATAAGGAGAAATCAGGACAGCGTAGAGTCCGTATTCTACCAACACAAGATGGTAGTTCACCATTTAAAGAAGCTTGGTATCACGAAATCCAAGTAGGTGGACAATGGCAAAAATTCTATGACCCAGGAAAGAATGACAATGAGCGTTCTCCTTTAAATGAGGTTTATGAAGAATTGATGTCAACAGGTAAAGAATCTGATAAAGAATTGGCGAAACAATATAAGTCTCGTAAATTCTATATCGTTAAAGTTATTGACAGAGACCGAGAAGAAGATGGTCCAAAATTTTGGAGATTTAAACATAACTATAAAAATGATGGTATCTTAGATAAGATTATTCCTATTTGGAGAAACAAAGGAGACATCACAGACCCTGAAAAAGGTCGTGACCTTATCGTTGAGTTGGCAAAGTCTAAAACACCGGCAGGTAAAGAATATACAAGTGTGTCGACGATTATGTATGATGACCCGACTCCGGTTCATGAAGAAAAAACTCAAGGAGATACTTGGATTAATGATGAATTGACTTGGTTGGATGTTTATTCAAAAAAACCTGTTGAATATCTTGAAGCTATCGCTCGTGGAGAAACTCCAAAATGGGATAGTGATAAAGGTGGATATGTATACGGAGACGATACAGAATCTACAACCAAAATGGGTGGAGGAAGTTCAAAACCTTCGACTAAAGTTGAAGACCCACAAATGAATGACTTACCTGATGGCGATTTGCCATTCTAATAACTTATCAAGGACATTCTCAAGGACATTTTGTCTTTGAGAATGTTTTTTTAATTAAATAAAAAACAGATATATGGCAATAAAGAAAACTAAATTTTCAATGGAAGATGTTAAGAAGAAATTCTCAACAAAAACAAAATATAAACCTGAAAGTTTTTACAATTGTGGGGAAGCCTTCATGGAAGCTTGTGGATTACCCGGACCAGTGATGGGGGGGATTAATATGATGTTGGGACATAGCAACACTTCTAAGACGACGGCAATGATATTAGCCGCCGCAGATGCTCAACGAAAAGGGCATTTACCTGTGTTTATTATAACTGAAAAAAAATGGAGTTGGGAACACGCTGTTGAGTTAGGATTAGAAGCTCAACAAAATGAAAATGGGGAATGGGACGGTAATTTCATTTTCAATGACTCATTTGATTATATAGAACAATTAACTGATTATATAAATGACTTGTTAGATGCACAAGAAAAGGGAGAATTACCATATGACTTAGCATTTTTTATTGATTCAATAGGGTCTATACCTTGTAAACAAACTTTTGATGGTGGTGGTGGGAATATGCACGACGCCAGAGTTTTGGCTGATAAAATTGGTAGAGGTATTCATTCAAGAATATCAAAATCAAAAAAGGAGGATTATCCGTATATAAATACAATGATAGTTATTGTACAACCTTGGGTTCAACTTCCTGATTCACCTTTCGGGCAAGCAACAATACAACCAAAAGGAGGTCAAGCGTTATATTTGGCTGCGTCTTTAGTTTTCTTATTTGGTAATCAGAAAAGTTCGGGTGTTAGTCACATAACCGCAACTAAAAATGGGAGAACAATCTCATATGCGACAAGAACAAAAATTTCAATATTAAAAAATCATGTGAACGGTCTTGCATATAAAGATAGTAAGATAATCGCAGTACCTCATGGATATATTGCAGACACCAAAGAATCGTTGGATAAATATAAAAAAGAATATTCTGGGTATTGGAATGCAATTTTAAGTGGAACAGGTGAAATTACTTTAGACGAAACCGAAGAGGATGATTTTAATTAAAAAAAATATATAAATAATTATACTTTTAATATATTTGAAGATATTTATTAATATGGGAAGAAGAAAAATCGATGACGACAAAAAGAAAGTGAAACTAGCGGTATCAATAGACCCCGAGCTTCCACAATACTTTAAGGACAAATCTATTAATCTATCTTCTCTTGTTAATAAGTTACTAAAAGAGTATATTAAAAATGGAAACTAAGTTTTGTTCTAAGTGTAGTCAAGAAAAAGAAATTTGCGAATTTTACAAAAATAATCAAAAAAAAGATGGATTACATCCTAGTTGTAAAGTTTGTGTGAATAATCGTGTTAAAATTTACAAAGAAGAAAACCCTGAAAAGGTTAAAGAAAGTAAACAAAAACATTATTTAAAAAATAAGGAGAAATATTCTAATCTAAATAAAAAATGGAAAGAAAAAAATCCTGAATACATGACAATTTATTCAAAACATTATTATATTGAACATAAAGAAATGTTGATTGAACGTAGTAAAAACTATTATGAAACGAATAAGGGTGAATTTTTAGAAAAATGTAAAGAATATGTGAAGAATAATTTTGAGAAAACATCTGATTATCAAAAAAAATATCGTGAAAATAATAAAGAAAAATTACAGAATTACCGATATTTTTATAATAAAAACCGTAGAGAAACTGACATTATTTTTAACTTAAAAATTAATATTAGTCATAGAGTGAGGGAATTTTTAAAGGTAAAAAATATCCGAAAAAAGAACAAAACTTTTGAAATTGTTGGATGTTCTCCACAATTCCTTAAGGAACATTTAGAAAAACAATTTGTTGATGGTATGACTTGGGAGAATAGGAATAAATGGCACATTGACCACAAGATTCCATTATCTTCTGCGAAAACAGAGGAAGAACTTTACAAGTTGTGTCATTACACAAACCTTCAACCATTATGGGCTGAAGAAAATTTGAAAAAGAGTAACAAAATTATTGTCTAACCAATAAATTAAAAAAATTGAAAAAAACATTATTAGTCGATGGAAATAATGCCCTGTTGATTGGATTCCATGGTGCTAGAGATTTATATAATAATGGTGAACACCTAGGTGGGATTTATCATTTCATTAACACCTTACGAAAATTTCTTGAAGAACATAATCACGATAAGGTAGTTGTCTTTTGGGATGGTGAATCAAACTCATCTATTAGAAAGTCGATTTATCCCCAATATAAGGCGAACCGAAGACAAGAGATGAACGAGTTCAAATACGAGTCGTATCTTCAACAAAAAATTCGTGTAAAACAATATTTGGAAGAAATCTTTGTTAGACAGGTTGAGGTTAAAGATAACGAATCCGACGACCTGATAGCTTACTATACACAAATATCGACCGATGAGGACATTATTATCTTCTCGGCAGACAAAGACCTTACCCAACTCATTTCCGAACGAGTAACCATCTATTCTCCAATCTCAAAACAATATTTTAAGAATGGTGATATGATATCGATTAACAAAGTCGATATCCCACATTACAATGTTTTATTAACAAAAGTTTTCACTGGAGATAAGTCCGACAATATCGATGGTATTGAAGGATTGGGTGAAAAAACCTTAATTAAATATTTTCCTCAGGTGCAGGAGAAACCTTGCACAATCGAGGAATTGTTAAGTTATGCACGAAATATCGAGCAAACAAAACCTATTAAAACTCTAAATAATATTTTGACTGGTAAGACAAAATCAACTATACTTGGAGAAGAGTTTTATAACACGAATAGAAAAATTGTTGACCTTAAAAACCCCCTAATTACAGATGATGGAAAAAACTTAGTAGAACAGATTTTAACAGAAGATATAGACCCTACAGATAGGGGATATAAAAACTTAATGAGAATGATGATGGAGGATGGTCTCTTTAAGTATTTACCGAAAGACGATGACGCTTGGGTAAATTTCCTCAAACCATTTATGAAATTAACAAGAAAAGAAAAAAGAAACACAAACAAAAATTAAAAATTATGATAGAACAAGAAAGCACAAAAATTGAATTTTTATTGAAATTGAATGATAACATTATTGTTCAAAGATTCTTCAATGTGAGAGGGTTTAACCCAAAGGCGAAGAATTCGTTGGAATTATATTATTTTATGAAATATTTCAAAGAAGAACTTCAATATCATTTGAAAATGAAAACGGTAACTTATATGATGGACAATCAAGATTTAATATCAAATGACCCAACAATTATGAATACATCGTTTACCGATGGTCCGGAAATCTTTAATATGTATATAAAAATTGGAGAACAGACAATTTGTCATAGAGTGTTTGATGGAAAATTATTTCCACCAAAAGTTCGATATACGGTTGATATACGACCTATTTTGAAAGATGCTCTTCGTGAATTGACTGACATTTTTTCGTCAAAAAAATTAAGTTTTAAATATTTGGAGTTTGACTTGAACAAGTAACTATTTAATAAAACAGGTAAACTTACAAACGATATATGAACAAGAATTTTGACTACTTAGGTAATACATTTCAAATACAACTTTTAAACCAGATTATAGTAGATAAAGAATTTTCAATGACAATTATGGATGTTATTGAAAGCTCTTATTTCGACAACAAATACTTCAAAATCATTTTACAAATGGTTAAAGAGTATTATGTGAAATATCAATCAACACCTAATTTTGATACTCTTGAACAAATCGTTAAATCAGAAATCTCACAAGAATTGGTTGCAAAAATCGTTCTTGATACTATTACACAAGTTAAAGATGCTCCGTTTGAAGGAACAATGTTCGTTCAAGAAAAAGCGTTGAAGTTCTGTAAACAACAAGAACTCCAAAAGGCGATGGATAAGGCTCAAAAGATTATCACTGAAGGTGATTTTGAATCTTATGATAAGGTTGAGGGGTTAGTTCGAGAAGCGTTACAAGTTGGAGAAAGAGAAACCGGATTGACCGATATCTTCTCCAATCTTGATACCGCTTTTGATGAAGATTTTAGACACCCAATACCTATTGGAATACCTGGTATTGATAAGTTATTAAAAGGTGGTTTGGCTAAAGGTGAGATTGGGGTAATCCTAGCTCCGACCGGAGTTGGTAAAGACCAACCTATTTCGGAACCGGTTTTAACACCAACAGGATGGGTGACAATGGGTGATATTAAGGTTGGAAATAAGGTAATTGGTAGTGATGGTAAAGAACAGTATGTGTTAGGTGTTTACCCTCAAGGTGTTAGACCAATGTATAAGGTGGAGTTTAGTGATGGAACACATACTTCTTGTGGGTTGGAACATCTTTGGAGTGTTAATACACTTAATATGAGAACGGCTAAAACAAGAGATAAACAAGGTAAGGGTGTTTATAGACCTAACTATGGGTATAAAGTTGTTAAGACTTCGGACATGATGAATGACATCAAGAAGAGAGGTCGTTACAACTATAGATTACCTGTGGTAAGTCCGGTTGATTTTGAAAAAAGAGATGTGTTAATCGACCCATATTTACTTGGGTTATTATTGGGAGATGGGGGTATTAAAACGGAGGTTAACTTCACAACAGCAGATGTTGAACTTGTTGGATATGTTGAAAGTGTTTTACCTGGTAATTCTCAAATTAAAAAGGTAACTAATTCAAACTATGGTTACAGGATTACAAAACAAAATGGTTTAATTAATCCGGTGACTCAGTTATTAAAAGATATGGATTTATATGGATGTGGTTCCAACGACAAATTTATTCCAAAAGATTATCTTTATAATTCTTTGGAAGTTAGAGTTTCATTATTACAAGGATTGATGGACACTGATGGTTATGTTGATAAAAAGGGAACGGTTCAATTTACAACCGTATCCGAACAATTATGTGATGATGTTAGGGAGTTGGTTTTATCTTTGGGAGGAACTGCTAGAGTTAATAGTAAAATACCAACATACACATACAATGGCGAGAAAAAAGAAGGTCAATTGGCTTATACCGTAACCATGTCATTTGCTAATAATATTGTTCCGTTTAAACTATTAAGAAAGATTGATAGATATTATAAGAGAACCAAATATCTTGAGCAAAAATATGTTAAATCAATAACATATTCACATGATGAAGAGTCCGTATGTATTAAAGTTTCAAATCCGGATGAGTTATATGTGACTAGAGATTATGTTTTAACCCATAACACAACCGTACTAACCAAAATTGCAAACACCGCATTTAATCTTGGGTATAATGTCCTTCAAATATTTTTTGAAGACAACCCAAAGATTGTTCAAAGAAAACACTTTACCTTATGGACTGGTATTGAACCGGACAACTTGGCTCAACATAAAGATGAGGTTATGGGTAAAATTACCGAGATTAAGGAAACAATGAAGAATGAACTAATCTTGAAAAAACTTCCTTCCGATTCAATAACAATGAGTCAAATTAAAAATCAACTCAGAAAAATGATTGCGGATGGAACAAAAATTGATTTAGTTTTATTAGATTATATTGATTGTGTGGTTCCTGAAAGTAGTAGTAAAGATGAGTGGAAAGCTGAGGGTTCGGTGATGAGAGGGTTTGAGGCGATGTGTCATGAACTTAATTTAGTTGGGTGGACGGCAACTCAAGGTAATAGGTCATCAATCTCATCTGAGGTTGTAACCACAGACCAAATGGGTGGGTCAATTAAGAAGGCTCAAGTTGGTCACGTAATTATAACTGTTGCAAAAACATTACAACAAAAAGAAATGAATTTGGCGACTATTGCAATCACCAAGTCTCGTATTGGTAAGGATGGTGTGGTATTCGAGAATTGTAAATTCAACAATGAATTACTTGAGATTGATACTGAAACTTCGGTAACATTCTTGGGATTTGGAGAACAACAAGAAGAGAGAAAAAGAGATAGAGTTAAAGAATTATTAGAAAAAAGAAAATTAAGAGAACAACAACAAAATTAAAAAAAATATGAAAGAAAAAATTTTAGAATCAAACCCGAATCGTTTCGTGCTATTCCCAATAGAACATGATGATATTTGGGAGTATTATAAGCAACACCAAGCTGCTTTCTGGACCGCAGAAGAAGTTGATTTAACAAATGATATCCGTGATTGGGAAAATTTATCGGATAATGAAAAATATTTCGTTAAGAATGTCTTATCATTTTTTGCGGCATCAGATGGAATCGTTAATGAGAATTTGGCGGAAAACTTCTTAAAGGAAGTCCAATACCCTGAAGCTAAATTTTTCTACGGATTCCAACTAATGATGGAAAATATACACGGATTGATGTATTCATTATTGATTGACACTTATGTTTCAAACCCAAAAGAAAAAGATGAGTGTTTTCATGCGATTGATAGATTACCTGCGGTTCAGAAGAAAGCAAATTGGGCGTTGAATTGGATTAAAGACGCTTCATTCCAAGAAAGACTGATTGCGTTCGCTGCGGTTGAAGGTATATTCTTCTCCGGCTCATTTTGTTCAATCTTTTGGTTGAAGTCAAGAGGACTTATGCAAGGTTTGTGTAACGCGAATTCATTAATCTTTAAAGACGAGAACTTACATTGTGATTTCGCAATTCATTTATTGAATAATCACATAGAGGATAAACCAAGTGAAAAAAGAATTAAAGAAATCTTATTATCCGCTTTAGAAATTGAAAAAGAATTTATTACAGAATCTTTACCGGTTTCACTTATTGGTATGAACTCAAACTTAATGAAACAATATCTTGAGTTTGTTGTTGACGGACTTTTGGTTAAACTTGGATGTAAAAAAGAATTCAATGTTGAACAACCATTTAAATTTATGGAACAAATTGCGGTTGAGACCAAAGGTAATTTCTTCGAGTCAAGAACGATGGAATACCAAAAAGCAAAATTGAACGAAACCATAACATTTACAGAAGATTTCTAACCCTTATTAAAAAAATATGTCACTAAAAATTAAAAAAAGAGATGGAGAGGACGCGTCCTTTAATCCACAAAAAATTTACAATAGAATTAAAAGAGCGGCGAAAGGATTAAATGTTAATTCTGACGAGATTTTTATAAAAGTAATAACTTCAGTTCCAACTGAAGGTTTGATTACAACTAAAGAATTGGATAAACTTGTTTATGAAATCGCTGCGGCGTATACCGGTAGTCACCACGACTACTCAAGATTAGCATCATCAGTTGCTATTTCGGCATATCATAAGGAAACTAAAGATAGTTTTTCAGAGACAATGATGGAACTCCATGAAACAGGAGTAGTTAATGACAAGTTTATTGAGACTATCAATAACTACGGACCGGAAAAAATTGATGAAGTTATTAACCATGAGAATGATTATAATTTCGATTATTTTGCTTGGAGGTCATTACAAGAAATGTATTTGTTAAAAACACCACAAGGTAAAGTGATTGAAAGACCTCAACATATGTATATGAGGGTTGCGATATGGGTAACAAATTCATTTGAAGAAGCGATGGAATATTACAATTCATTGTCGAACCAATTAATATCACCAGCAACTCCAATTATGATTAATTCAGGAACTAAAGTTCCTCAATTGGCGTCCTGTGTATTACATTACAACAATTCAGATTCTCGTAATGGTTTATTACAAACTCTGAATGACATTTCAACATATTCTTCAGATGCTGCAGGTATTGGTTTATCAATGTCTAATATTAGAAGTAAAGAAAGTAGAATTAATTCATCAGGTGGATTTGCT